TAGTTTTATTTATTCGAGCCTGCTGCACTGAATTCATTTGGCCCCGGCCTGATGTATTTAAACAGGGGGCAATACAGCCCCCTGGTCCTTTTGTAGCTTTTGGGCAAACATTCCTGCCACTCATATCATATGGCGCAAAATGTAAGATTGCCGTTTTATATCCATGAGCTTCACCCTTAGCCATTTTAGTTTGACTGTAATAATTAAGCAGCGCCATGAGTCACCGCCTTCCAGCTTCCATCGATTTTAACTAATTTTATATTATGACTGTATACGCTGCCAGCCTCATCGAATAAGCCTACCTCGCTACCTTTAGCATCGATTAGAATTGTTTTACGAATTCCACGACCCTGAAGCGGTGACTCTAGAAGCTTTCCGCTGATTAGTACACCAGGCCCCAGCTGATCGCTTTTTATTTCCTGGCCCTTTTTTAGATCTTTAAAGTTTATCATTTTTTTCCTTTTGTTAGTTGATTTGCATCTTAGTACCATGGGAGGGACTGAGCTGTCAACTTTTTATTTTAGCTGCAATAAATACGACTCGACCTGGAGGCCTGGAGGCCCTGAAGCTTTAAGCTGCCATCGAGCTGCACGACTCACGGGACCAATTAAAAAATATTTTTTATTTATATATAAAGGTAAATAAGAAAACGAAAAATCCTCACATGCAATCTCAAACTTTACGCACGTGTAAAGGTATATATAAAAAACAAAAAAGCCCACATGCAATCTCAAACTTTACGCACGTATAAAGGTCAATGGTTAATGTAAAAATTCCACATGCAATCTCAAACTTTACGCACAACGAAGTTGTGCGTAAAGAAATCGTGAGACGTGGTTCAAGCGTCTTGAATTTTTTTGATTGCGTCTTTTAAATTGAGTGATGAGTAGGCACGAATAATGGTTCTCGGTTCACGAACCACGAAAATTTGTAAATTTTGAGGTGGTCTCTGCGAGAGGTCTTCTCGCAAGATAAATGAAGTGCCTTTGTTTTGATAATGTTCTAAATGCCAATTTATTTGGTACTTAGAAAGTCCTAAATTCTTGACATCATTTGACTTAAGTTCAATCCATATACTTTTCCCATTTATCAACCAATAAACATCTGGAATTCCATTGATTGTGTTACTTTCTATACGAAATAATTGACCTTTTAATTTAAGTTTTTTGATACGTTGCCAAAGCAAACTCTCATTTTTTTTCATTGTGTTATCAAGTCAATAACACAAATAAAAATTTTAGTAAATAACAGGTATGATTGGTAATTTTTCTATATTTGTATGGATAGCACCACCCTCATTTCCCTCATCATCACTTGTAATTGTCAACCAAGTCCCATTGTTTAATAAAATTTGAATAGGTCTTTTACTCCAACCTTGCTCATCTGCGTCTTTTTCTGACATGTATTCAACTTTAATTATAGATTTACCTAGCAAATACTTTTCAATTCTTGTTTGCCAAGATTTTGACAATTCTTCATTTGTCATTTCATCAAGTCTTTTTTCTTTTTTTGTAACCATTTTTTATAATCCCTTTCTTGAGTATAATCCCAAACAACAATAAATCTCTCAATCCAAGTTGTTTGTTTAATTGTGAGGTTGTCATCAAATAACATCTCATCTGCACTGCACAATGGCGATAGATTTTCTCTATCGCCAAAATTATTATATATTTTAACAAGTCTATCAATACTAACCATTTGGTAATGATTTTATTGTATCTTGTGGAATTGTAATTGCTATTTTACTTTGTTTAGCAATTTCTGAGATTTGTCTTAAAACTTCTGCACCTATCATATCAGAGTGCAATAAGTCCTCTGCTTTTTCTTCCATAGCGTTAATATCTTCAATCTCTTTTCCTTTTTTAGATTTATAAAACGCTTTTTTAGTTTCTTCTTTACATTTGGTCTCTAAATATTCTGTAAATTTATCTAGAATATTATGTGTTCCTTTTTCTAAAGCGTCAGAATATTCTGGGATATTTCCAGAATATTCCCAATCTCTATTCTCTTTCCACTCATGAACTTTTTTTTGAAGATTACGAGTTTTTTCTGCATACTTTGTTCTTTTATCATTTAGTTTTTTGTCTATGCTAGAAAAAAAAGAATTATAATCATTCTCTGCTAACTTTAATTCTTTTAAGTCTTTTTCTAATCCCAAAAGTTTTAAAAATTTTGGAAAGTTTTGAACAGAGGTTTTATTAATTTCAACCATGTGGACACTTTCTATAGCATGTCTTTTGTCACTAAACTTTTTTCTAAGTTTAGAACACCAATAGTCTCTGTTGTCTTTACTTATTTGTTTTGTACTCATTTTTTGCTCCATTGTTAGTTGTTAGTTGAGAGTACCCTCAATGGATATCTTCCAGAGGGTACTCTAATTGTTTTTATTTTATAACAGTTGTCAAAAACAATCAAAAAAATTTTGTTATCCAATAGTAAAGCCACCAGAATTTTTACAGAATTCAGAAAATTCTTTTACATTTTCCTCTGAGAATGGGTAACTACCACTAGAATTTCTTTTGTTATAAATCTCTTCCCATTTTTTATGATCTTCCTCTGGAAAATCTTTTGGTGCAAGATTATCATTTTTCATTTTTTTCTTAACACTTTGTGAAAAAGTCTCTAATTCTTTTTCTACTTTTTCATTGTGCTTTTCTATTTTTTTTCTGGTTTTTTCATAATCTTTTTCAAATTGTTTTGTATGTCCAATTTTAATAAGATGATCTAATTGTTGTGCAATCATTTCTGCATTTTGTTTAGAAACTTCTGTGCAATCATTATATTGCCAACTTTCTTGTTCATGTTCTGGAATTACTTTTGTGTAATTTAAAACATATTCTGCTAGAGGTCTCCACCACCAAACATTATTTCTAAAGTAAGTACCAGATTGATTAAGATATAATTCTCTTTTCTCAAAATATTTATCTTGCTCTTTTTGTGATAATTCAAAAAGATTATCTGGTCTTTCTGGTTCGTTTATTTCAATATTCTTAGGGTTTAAACCTGTAATATCAAATCCCATTTTTGCTCCTTTGTTAGTTTGTTAATTATATCCCATGAATATAGGATATAGATTATATTGTCAAATGTTTATTTTATGCCAAAAAAGGCAATTAAAACAATGATTATTAAGGTGGGTATAGGGTAAAATACGATTAATCTTACTAAAAATGCCAAAAAATTATCCATGATGGAAAGAGATATACGTAAAAAATTTAATTACAAGTTTAAACTTTTATTTTTTTTATTGATTGAATTACAGATGTTGGAATTATTGTAGTATTACCAATATTATCAAATGTTGGTTTATCTTTTGTTTCAATATAATCTGTAAAAATTCTGGTAATACCTTTTGATTGAGATAATAAATATCCTTTTGATACACATATAGGAAGTTTTTGATTTTTCAAATCTTTTGTTGAACTCCAACCTGCGTCACCCTCAATATCAAGCCATTTAATTTCTACGTAAGGATAATCTAAAATGTTATTTCCTAAATTTTTAAAATTAAAATTTAAAATTTTTGATTTTTGTATTTTTTTTGTTTTCATAAATCCCACATATCACTTCAAAGTTTTGAAATTATTTCCCACATATCTCTTCAAAGTTTTGAAATTATTTCCCACATATCTCTTCAAAGTTTTCATTTTTTATCCTCAGTTAAAATTGAAACAATACCAATTGATGTTTGTAAATGTTTATTATGGATCTCATTAAAAACTACCATAAATTTTCCTTCATCAAGTAATTTCTTCTGGCGTAACGTCAATGATGTTTTTGGCTTCTCCGATTTTTCCTTCAAGTTCGGATAACCTTTTTTCAAGTTGTTCACGACTCATACCCTCCAATCCAACATGGGTTACTTCTTTTTTATCTACAAAGAATCCTGCCATTTGTCCACTACGATATTCTGCATTTACAGCTACAGAAAATTGTTTTTTATCTTCTGCCTTTTTACTTAGTGTCTCAAATCTTTTGTATTTCTTAAGCTTGTCTCCTTCATGTTTTTTTAATTCTTGGTTATATTTCATCTCCATGTAGC